TTGGCAGAATATCCTAATGTGGAGAAAATGGATGTCTTGGACTGTTTGGAAATGGCTATAAGAATTAGTGAAAAGAAAAAGCCTCGTATTTTAATTGGTGATGAAGTCTGGTAACATTTTGATATGTCAAAAATAAATCAATTAAGAAACGCCATTGCTAAAAGACTTACTAAAAATGCAATGAATGTATCTTTACCTAAAGAGTTTTTAAAATATGGCAATAAACCCATGTCGCCTGACTGGACGCAAGTTTTGATGAGTGATAGCGACCTTTATACTGGATACGGTTATTCGGCTATAAGAAACAGGGCAAATATAGTTGCTAATACTGCTATTCAAAATGTACACACTGATAGTAATAAGGCTGATTATACTCACCCCTACTTAGAACTACTTGCAAGTTCCTTGGATTTTTCGGAGTATGACTTCTGGAGTCAAATATCCACCTACCTAGATTTAGAGGGTGTTTATTATCTGATGGCTGTGCGTAATGTTGATGGTGATAAGGTGGGCGATGTTCAGTATTTTAAAATGCTTAACCCATATAACATTAGACGTGTCTTGTCTGGCGATACATTAGAAGTTATAGGTTACTCGGAGCATAGAAAGGGCTTTCAAAGGGAAATACCGAGGGAGATGATTATTGAAATACGACAGTTAAATCCATTTGATGAGGATAATCCTTATGCCATGACTGATGCAGCGAAAGAGGGTCAGTTTACTTTGAAAACTGCGGGTGATTATACAAGACATGCTTTGAGAAATAATATAAATGCACCTGGTATTTTATCAACCGATGTTATCTTAGATGAGGAAGAATTTAAAAACTTTAGGGCTAGATTAATGAACCATACTAAAGGAGAGCCTATATTTGGTAATGGTGGCGGTGCCATATCTTGGAACTCAATGCAGACTGAACTTTCAAAGGCAGCCCTAAAAGATGTTAATGAGATTAATAGGGAACTCTTGTTTGCCGTAAGCGGTGTATCTAAAACCATCATGGGAATTGAACAGTCTGGTACTACCAGAGAAACCTCACGAGTTCAAAAGGAAATGATTATTGAGTATCACCTTATACCTCAAATACAGCTTATTGTAGACGCTTTAAACCTTGATTATAGACGAAGATACGAAAGTGAATTTTCAAAAACTAAAGCAATGATAGTTGTTGATAGTCCTTTATCTGTAGACCTTGACGCTAAATTAAAGGAAGTTGAGTTGGCTGATGCTAAACTTACTCTCTATCAGTCATTAATTAATAAAGATATTCCTAATGATGTTGCAGAACAGTATGTAATGGGTGAAATTGAAGTGGGACAATTACCTATTGAAAAATCCTTACCAGTAATTACACCAACAGAAGATGTTGAGGAAGATACCGAAGAAGACACTCAGGATAACAAGGTTAAGAATAAACTCAATGATAGTGTTATAAAGCAACAACAGGGCGTTTTAAAAAATGAAATAGTGAACATTGATAGCAGATTGATGATGACCATGCTTAACAGGCTTAGAAAAAAAGCTAATAATGTGGAACTTGATAGTGAAAGTGATTTGATAACTAAAAAGGAAAAAAAGGAAATATCAGACGAGTTGATACTTACGTTGAGCATGTTTTACGGATTGATATTTAACATAGCGGGGCAGGGGGTTATGTCCGATAGGTTATTACAATACGGTCTTTCTGGCTCGTTTAAGATTGATAAAAAAACTACCGACGCTATTAAAAAGATAACCTCAAAAGTAGGTATAAGCCATGTGGATACAATCTCTAAGGAAATGTATAAAGTTGCTAGTGAGGAAGCTATGCAGGGTAAGTCATTATCCGAAATTGAAAGTACACTAACTACAAGATTTTCAGGACAAATATCAGAGGCTAGAGCAACAGTAGTAGCAAGAACCGAAACCAACAGAGCTTTTACACTTTCGCAGTTTGAAGCTGATAAACAATTCATTGAACAAAACAGACTTGAAGGTGTTGCATATAAACAATGGCGAACAAGGTCTAGTAACCCCTGTGAGGTTTGCCAAGCTCTAGAAAAGGAAGGACCAGTTCCTTTTGGTAAGAATTTTAGAAATTTAGGCGATAGTATAACTGTCGGTGATACGTCTTTAATTGTTGATTTTGTACCGTTAGAGGCTGGAAATGCACATCCGAACTGTTCGTGTACCTATGAGCTTGTATTGGAATTGTGATAGCATATTAGTATGTTTGAGAAATTACTTAAAAAATTAAAAAGAAAAAAAGATGAGGATATTATTATTCACGATAATAAAGTGAAAAAGCATAGACCTCGTGTTAAGAGAAATGAAAAATAAATTTATTACCCATTTAAACAAGGTTGCTGTAATTCAGGACGGTGATAGTTTAGTAAGATTTTCTAATCCTGTTCCAATTACATCAGACCAAACAATGTATAACGGTGCTAGATACGATATTGGCAGTATGGATATATCCAAATATAAGGGCTTATTGACTGTAAACCATTCGGATAATATTCAAGACATTGTAGGCAAGGTTATTGGACTTCAAAAGAACGATACGACTGTAACTATTACGGGTATTGAATTTGCTACAGAACATTCTGCACTTGCTAGATTTACAAGGGACATGCTGGTTGCTGGATTTATCACAGACTTTTCCATTGAAACTGTAGGACCTTGGGCTAATGACGACAATGTTTATATGGACAGTGAGTTAATCGGACTTTCCATTGTCTTAGTAGGCAATAACAAGGAAGCAACTGTTAGTGAGATTTACACCAAAGTATTAAATTCAGCAAAGGATAGTGGCTTAAATGTTGAAGTGTTAAATAAGATAATGCTTGACAATGAAGATACCGCCACCAATAATATTGTTATGTACAAAACTATTAAAAACAGCAAAGGTTATCCTGTTGTTGTTAAATTCAAAAACGCTGAGGGTGATGAAGTCGAAAAGACATTAGCACCTGCAGAAACTGTTGATGTTTCCGAAGACCAAGTTGAAACAGTAGAGACTCAAATTGAGGAAGCTGTAGAACCTGTAAAAGAGGAAAAAGAAACAGAAGAAAAACCTGAAGAAAAAACAGAATCAGCACTTGCAAAAGTGGAAGCTGTTTTAAATAGATTAGAAAAATTAGAAAAGGAAACCTTTAATAAGAACGCTAAAGAGCCTACTTTTGTAAAGGATACCGCAAAGGAAATTAATTCAATGGATTATAAACAAAGACACGGTATGCAAATAAACGCTGCTTGGGATATGTTAAAAAACCATGACAGCATTGCAGCCAACAAACTCCGAGAATTAAACAAAGTCCATTTGGAAGCACTCCAAAAGGAAGGCATTGTTGCTAACTCTATGACGATTGCAGATATGGGAAACTTTGTTATCTCACCAGAGCTTTTGAGAGATATTGAAGGTCATAGGTCAAGTTTCCAAGACCTATTAAATAAACTTGATTGGAAAGAAACATTGAGTTTACAAATGGCTTGGTTAGCACGAAGTGGCGATATTAATATGCAGGAAGTTGAACATTGCGATGACGGTGCAGACGGAAACCTTAAACCACTTAGTGAATACACAGCAGGAATTCAGACTTCTAACTTACATGAGTTAGCAGCCGTTACACCTGTTTGCGATGCAGCCACAAGATTTTTAGCTGTTGACTTACTAGGTGATGTAGCCGCAGGTTACAGAACTGACTATGATAGAAAAAGAGCGCAACTCTTTATTGCTAGACTACAACAGGCTGTAAATACTTCGGGTAATTCTGAAACCTACACAACTACAAGTGATGTAAATGCTGTTAAATCATTTATCAATACTTGGTCAGCAGTTGCGGAGGAAGTTGAAAATGGAACTTTCATATTCAACTACAAAACCTACGGTGAATTACTACGAAGATTAATCGGTGCAGGAATTGCTACCGATACAGCAATGGGATTATTTACTACAGGCGACCAAAGAATGATATTGGGAAGACCATATATTGTTGTTCCTAATGAATTGCTACCTACACTTAATACTGCAGAAACCAAGAGTTTCACAGTTGAGGGTAGTTCAGTAACAATCAACAAGGCAGTATTCTATGTTGACCTTAATACATTCACAGGTAGAACAAGTGGCGGATTGAAATACGATTTGTCCACCGAAGCAGCCTATGAAGATGGGGAAACAGTTAAATCAGCATTCCAAAGAAACGAACTTGTATTGAGAGGCTCGTTCTTTAGAGGTGGTGCTGTCAAGGATACCGACAAAGTTGTAGCATTGGGCGCACCTGGAGTTTCCTAATAACTAACTAGAACTTGAAACTAGAGGGGGCTTAAAAACCCCCTCTTTTTATTGCGTAAATTATTCAAACAGATATACTTTATTCATGAATATTTCTATTAGACGGGGTGAAACCCTAGAACTTGGCATAACAGCCGATGATTTAACCGCACAAACTGTACAAATGATAGTTGAAGATGATGATGGAATAATTATTAACGAAACGGAAAACTTTACTACTGTTGACGGTAAAAGAGTTGCAGTAATTGAAACTAATAATACTAACCATGATTTAGGAGAGTATGAATATATGCTTACTATTGTTTATGCTGATGGAACTATTGAAAAACTACCAGATGTTACAGATTGTGAAGAATGCGAATTACCAACTTTAACTATATGCAAATCTTTAGGAGTTAGTTAATGTACGAAATAAAAATCCGAAGAAACGAACCTACATTTCAATTAAGAAAAATTGATAGAAACATCAGTTTAAAGTCTGTCGGTAAACGTGGAATACCTGGAGAAACTGGTGTGCAAGGCGCCAAGGGTGACACAGGAATGCAGGGAAATAGCGGTATTCAGGGCATCCGAGGAGATACGGGGGTTCAAGGTCTACAAGGAAATACTGGAAGCCAAGGTGATACTGGAATACAAGGCAATTCAGGTGTTCAGGGGATTCAAGGAATTAAAGGGGACACAGGCAATCAAGGTAATTCTGGGATTCAAGGTATTCAGGGCGCAACAGGTGTTGTAGGAAATAAGGGTGATACTGGTTCTGCTGGTAGCCAGGGAATAAAAGGCGACACGGGAAGTCAAGGAAACACAGGTGTTACTGGTTCGCAGGGAATACAAGGCGCAACTGGTTCAACAGGCAGTCAGGGCTTGCAAGGGCATACTGGTGTCACAGGAAGCCAAGGCGCTAAAGGTGATACAGGCTCAACAGGTAGTGCAGGAAACCAAGGTGCTACAGGAATTAAGGGCGATACTGGTATTCAAGGAGAAACGGGGGTCGCAGGTTCGCAGGGAGCGACTGGCGTAGCTGGTGCCAAGGGTGACACAGGAAACACAGGTACAGCAGGCGCAAAAGGTGATACGGGTAATCAAGGTAGCGCTGGAGCAACTGGTGCAGTAGGAGGTACAGGCGTGGCTGGCGCTAAAGGCGATACAGGTTCACAAGGTGATACAGGTGTTGGCGTGGCCAGTCCATATGCTCAACCCGACTTGCCTTATGCTTCCGACGGCTGGGCTATTAAATGCGTGGACATGCAGATTGTAACTAAGTTCGATACATGGGATTTTTTGACAGATGCGCAGATTATTGCTCAAATGCAGGAGATTAAAAATACGGGTGCTAACTATGTAGCTTTAGCGGTACCATATGACAGTCCTTTAAAATATGCAAAGTATGTAGGTCATGCAAGGGATTTAGGTTTTAAGATTTATCATAGGTCGCATTGGAATAACTGGGAAGGCGATAATGGTGAGGATGCCGACCTTTCATTACAGGATTATATTGACCAAACTGTGGAATTTATCGAAGATAACCCGACATTTTTTGAAGCTGGAGATTTGTTTGCTATGTGTGTTGAATCCAACAATGCTGATACTGCTGGCAATCCTGCTTTTAAAACTGGTGGCGTATTTGATATTACAAAATACAATCAGTTTTCAAAAGACCAGGTTTTATATGCAAATCAGGCATTTGAAACTATAGGGCTTGGTGGCCTTGTGCATACTTGGCCAATTTCTTTAAATGTTTCGCTACTTAATCTGGGTGGTGTTGCATGGAATAACACAACAGGAGATGCTTCTGGCCTTGGTGTAAGCGATATACACGAGTATTTTGGTGGTAGGTTGTGCATAGACCACTATCAAGATGCTGATATTCTTGATGCTGATGAGTACAGAACTGCATTTGCGGCCGACCTACAGAATTTCCTTAAATCTTTTCCAGGATGCGTCTATTTTCAAGGTGAGATAGGTTATCATACTGAAGATGTAGTTTCTGATGAAAATCAGAACGCTGTCTTGACTGCTGTAGCCGAGGAGGCTTTAAAAGTTAAAGAGGTTTGTGGTCTAAACTGGTATTTGAATATCGGCTCAACGACTAACTCTTTATGGGAAGACACAAGTGGAACTCCAGTAGCAGGCGGCAGGTTGGCAGTTAGAGGTGCTATTACTCCTTCGTTTAAACGGGTCTCGGACTATATAAAGCTATCTAGCGAGGGGGTTATTAAATCAAGGCGTGAAACATTAAATTTCGGGGAATCCGACAATACCATCACTTTTATTACTGATAATCCCGACCAGAATAGGGCAGATATTACTATTGAGCCTGTTCTTAGTAAAACCGTTAGACGCAATTTTGTAGCTAATCCTAGTTTTGAACTGGATTTATCTTCGTGGACTACTTACGGGACTTATGATACTGCCGAACGCAGTACATCAGAGTCGGAAATAGGCGATGCCTCATTTAGAATAAATAATGCTACAAATAAAGATGGGGGCATAATAAGCGATGCTATAACTTTGCCAGCAGGTACTTATTACATTTCGGTATATCGTAAGTTATCTTCGGCTGTAAATAACGCACATGTGATAGTTCGTACCGTAGGCGGTTCTACGCATGGCTCTGGTATAACTAGCGGTTATCCTGGTAATACAAATTGGAATAGGGTCGGATTTAGCTTCACATTAGCTAGTACAACGGTCGTGGAAATACTGCTTGGCCTAGGTTCTTATGGTTCCGCATCTGATGGGGAAGCTTTTTTTGATGGAGTTATGATTGAAGAGGCAGGCTCCTTGCAAGATTACTTTGATGGTAGCTCCACAGATACGGCTGATACTTTTTATTCGTGGGATGGTGCGGAACAGGATTCAAGCTCCACAGAGCTTACTGTTGTTTTTATGACTCCTGATAATATATCTGGTTTGGGCGGTGGAGATACTGGTGTGCAAGGCGATACAGGTGTTCAGGGAGCTACGGGTGTAACAGGAAGTACTGGCGCCAAAGGTGATACTGGTAATACTGGAGGCGCAGGTTCACAAGGTGCGACTGGTGTTACTGGAAATACAGGAGTACAGGGTGCAACTGGCGTAACAGGAAGTGCAGGAGCTAAGGGGGACACAGGCTCAACTGGAAGTCAAGGAGTAAAAGGTGATACGGGAAACGCTGGAAGTGCAGGTTCGCAAGGTGCAACTGGAACAGCAGGGGACACGGGTGTAAAGGGTGATACAGGAGCTAAACCAGCAGGCCAACTTTACTTGAGTGCGGCTGGTATGTGGCCAACTACAACCGCAGGATGTGCAATAAATACTAAAACAGAACTTGCTACTAATGATGTTAATATTTACACATTAGACTTTGATGCCACCACACAAGAATACGCAGAAGTTGGCTTAGCAATGCCTAGCGATTGGGGTGGTGGAACTATTACCGCAGTATTTTATTGGACTCACCCGTCTACAACTACAAACTTTGGTGTAGTTTGGAATTTGGCTGGTAGGTCTTATGCCAACGATGACGCTTTAGACCAGGCTATGGGAACCGCACAGCAAATAGCTGATACTGGCGGTACAACCAACGATTTGTATATCACAAGTGCAACTCCAGCAATTACTATTGCAGGTGCTACTGCATCTGAATATGTGCATTTGAAGGTGAGTAGGGTAACTGGCGATGCTTCTGATAATATGGCGGTAGATGCTAAGTTAATTGGAGTAATGATTAACTATACGAGGTCTTAATGGCTTTAGTCTTTAGAGCTTCGTCACAAAATAGTAGTACAACAGGTACAGCAATATCTGTATCGGCTCCTGCTGGGACATCTCCTGGCGACTTGGTAAAAGTTATCGTGCATGGGAACGGACAAACTACAATTGCAGATAATAATGGCGCTACTCCCTTTACCGAACAAATTAATGACTATAAGCCAAATGTTGGTAGTGGACACACAATGTCGGTTTTTTCAAGGGTTATACAGGTTGGAGACCCTACAACATATAATTTCACGATGGGCGCATCAGGTAGGTGGGGAGTGGTGGCTATATCCGCTTATGATACTGTAACGCCACAGGATGATGTAGCGCCTAGTACAACTAATGCAACTAATAGAGATAGCGCCGAGAACGGCTTGGCTAGTACAGCAAGTATAAATACTCTAGTTGATAATGCGGTTCATATCATTGTTGCAGGCTGGGATACAAGCGCTATAGGTACGATTTCAACTCCATCAGGGTATACTTTACTTGCTAATGCGAATGGTGGCGGTCAGCCCGTTCATGTATCTTATAAGGTTATAACAACAGCAGGGGCTACAGGTTCGCAGGGTGTGAATAATACCGAGTATGGTACTTATATAACATTCTCGTTTTCCATCAAATCTGTTGCGACTTATATACCTCGTATGGGTTTTGTAAATCACCAAAATCCAGGAGTGGTATAATATACCCATGCAGTCATGGCAACAGGCACAGGAATTTGAATTTAACTGGTGGGGTGACTGTTTAGATACTATTGGTGAAGAAATTAAACAAAAAACCTATCATAAGAAACTAGGCTTAATAGATTACGATTTAAAAGGAAAATCAGTTATTGATGTTGGTGGTGGTCCTGTTTCACTTTTACTAAAATTTAAAAATAGAGGTTTTTGTACTGTTGTTGACCCCTTAAATGTACCTTCATGGGTAAAGATTAGATACGAGGAAAACCATATCCAATTTAAAAATAAAAAAGCCGAGGATTATAAAGATACATATATTTATGACGAGGCGTGGATTTATAACTGTTTACAGCACACTGAAAACCCTCAAAAAATAATTAAAAATGTTTTGTCTAACGCTAGGGTTATTAGAATGTTTGAGTGGATAAATACACCAATTAGCGATGGCCATATACACACATTAAAAGAGGATTTATTAAACAAGTGGCTTGGCGGTGAGGGTAAAGTAGAAACGATAAACGAAAATGGTTGTATTGGTACTTGTTTTTATGGAGTATTTAAAGGACATGAATAAATTTACCTTTCATTTATTGGGTTTACCTCACTTACCGCAATCTAAAAAGTACCTTAGTTGTGCTTTTAGTCAGAAGAACCGTAAGTTAGCTAGAATGCTCACTGACTTAGGGCATACAGTTTACTTTTACGGTAGTGAGGGTTCAGATGTTGAGCAGTATTGTAATTCAAAGAATTTAAAATTTATCCAAACACACACTTTAAAAGATATAAGGGGTAGTTACGGTGAGGGAAACAACCTATTTGAAATAGGCTATGACTGGACTTCTAAAGACTTTAAACACGATTTAAGTGTTAGTGAAAAAATGCCTGTTACCTTAAAATTCAATGCTAATGTTATTGAGCATATAAACAAAGTCAAAAAGCCTGACCATTTTTTACTGCTAACACAAGGTTTATACCATAAAGTAATTGCCGATGCTGTTAAATTGTTTTTGACTTGCGAAACAGGTATTGGTTATAGGGGTTCGTATGCTGAATATAGGTCTTTTGAAAGTACATATATTCAAAACTTTACCTATGGTTCTGAAAATCCTTTTGCTTCAATGAACGGTAGGTATTATGACCGAGTTATCCCTAATTATTTTGATGATGAAGATATAGAGGTATCTTACGAAAAAGACGACTATGCTTTATTTGTTGGGCGCATGATTAGACGAAAGGGTATTTTAACAGCGTACAAGGCGTGTAGAGAAGCTGGAATTAAATTATTAATAGCAGGGCAGGGCGGTGTTAAAACTCCGTCTGGAAGCCTTGTAGCGTCTGAAAACACCGAATTTGAGATACCTTCGGGGAATTGGGAGTATTTAGGCTTTGTTGGGGTTGAACAAAGGAAAAAACTAATGGCTAGAGCTAAGGTTGTCTTGACACCTACTGAATACTTAGAACCTTTTGCTGGTGTTCATGTTGAAGCTATGTTATCGGGAACTCCCGTAATTACTACTAACTTTGGCGTGTTTCCGGATACCGTCATAAATAATTTTAACGGTTATAGATGCGACACTTTAGAGGATTTTGTAACAGCGTTAAAAAAAGTAGATAAGCTTGACTATAAAGCTATTCGTAAACACTCCGAAAAATACTTAATGCAAAACGTGGCTTTACAGTTTGATAAATGGTTTACCGATTTATACAGAGTTTATTTATCTACTATTAGCGATGCAAAGGCTTGGCATTTTGTTGGGAAATAGATTAAGATTTTATTATGAAAATTGAAACATACGAAACACTCACGGGAAAAACTGTAACCGATGAAGCCTTGTATAACGCCATGATTAAAAAAACACGCCTACAGCTTGAAACAATGCTGGGGTATTCATTGTTGGCAAAGGATATCCTGCACAATCATTATGAGGAATTAGGCAAGGTGCAAAATGAGTGTATTTGTGATATTGACGGCACATTAAATGACCCTGACGATGTTGTGGCTGCCTACAGGCTGTTTAATTACAACAAACACGATGAATTTATCCTTGTAGACCCTTTTATACGACTTCACGCAGTAAAACTTGTTCATATAAAGATGGGCGAAGACCCAAGCGGTGTTACTTTAAAGACTTTCACAGATGATGAAATAAGGGTTCACAAAAAAGGTAATATTACTAAGTATATTCAAAACTGTGAGACTTGCGAGTGCCTTTGCAAATGCAATTCGTGTGTTCAATTAGCTGTAGACGCTGACTGGTTTTATGAGGATTGTTTACCAGACGATTTAAATATGGTTTGGGCTGATATGATAACAATAGAAGCAGACCAGAGTAAGGACATTAAATCTGAAACTTTGGGAACTCACTCATATACTAAATTTGATAAACCACGGGGTGCTGATGTTAGTACTTCTATACTTAACAAATATGCAGGACCTAATGGTTCGCTTTATAGAACGATAGTATGACCTTAAAATTAAATTACAGAGATACTGTTACAATCGTTAAAGTTGAAAGTAACGGTTATAGGAACGATAAAGAGGTTGTAAGTCAGTCAAGCGTACCGGCTATATTTATTCAAAACACAGGTTCGGTCAATAACGACTTTCAAGAAAACATAGACGCTGACGCTATATGTTATCCAGATTTTAATAATGCTTTTTTAATCTCAAACAACTACAGACTTGAGGGTATGTATTTATTAGCCCCTTTATTCGATGTTAATTCAAACGATGGCTGGTACAAAATAACCGATGTTTCAATTAACCGAGACCATTTAATAGGCCGTAATATAGATAATATTCAATTATTGCTTAAAAAGACTACAAGAATTGCAGGGATATCATGAAAGTTATTGTTAAAAATAATATGCCTAAAATTAGAGATGAAACTAAAACCCGTTCAAGCATTTTTTTAAGAGCCTTAACTGATGAAGTAGTTAAAACATCTACCCCTAAAACACCTATGCGAACAGGCAGGTTGCGAATGGATATTGTTAAACAAGTCTTAGGATTAAAAGGTAAGATTATATGGGGAAAAAACTATGCGATATACCAAGAAAAAAAACAATATACAAACTATACAACAGCAGGTACAGGTCCTCATTTTGCGGAAAATGCTGTTAGAGATACGATTAAGCAAAGTGACAGCATTGCAAAGAAAGTTGGATTAATCAAATGAACATAGCCGAGAGCTTTGCAAATTATTTAGTCGATAATTTCTCACTTACTTTGGGGACAGACCTTTTTATTGGCGGTGTACCTCTTAGTGCGTCAGATAGTGCTTGGTGGTTAGTTTTATCAGGCGGTAATAATGAAAACAAATTAAGTACTGGCGAAAAAATTAAGAATTATCGCATTAATACATATTACCGAAGTTCAAACACTAGCGATGTCTATAACTCACTTCACGCCTTGGAGTTGGCAATAACTGGTTGCATAGAATTGGAAGATTTTGAAGTCATTGAAGTTGAGACTTTAGTTTATCCTACAGACCAAGACCTCGATATTGAAGACCGAACAGTAGGTATGTTAGAAGTCAATGTTCGTGTTTATGCTTGACTAATATATTTCACCACTCTATCATTTCAATATGGCAATAATTAAAGGTCCTTTCAACCTGCGCTGGGGTGACAGCGAACTTCAAGACATTGAAGAAATAGAATTTGAACATGAAATCAATACAGAAGATATTGAGAGTGTTCAAGGCAAAGTTATAGAATTAGACGGTTCGTATAAGGCAACTGTTACCATCACTCTTTTGGAAACTGATATTGCAGCCTTAGCTGTTGTTCTTCCTCAACATCATGTAGTAAATGGTGGCGTATTATCAACTGGGGAAACTGTAAACAACGCACAGGGTGCTATTGATGTTGCACCTAGAGCTTGTGATGACGCAGAAATAACTAAAAATCTTGATATTATTTCTTGTGAAAATCCTGCACAGGTCATGCGACTTGTTAGTGCAAGGTCAAAACTCGAAGGTATCGAAGTTGACAATATGTTGAGAAAAGTCATGGTTAAATTCATAGGTCAATCAGAAAGCACTGAAGCTACAGTTCAATTCTTTAAAGATGGAACTATTAGCGTAGTATCATAATGCACAATCTTGACTTAGATATTCAGGAATATTTTGAATTTCAGTTAAAGGGGCATACCTATCGTTTTAGGCAACCTACGACAGAGGAAATTCAGTTGTTCTCTAAACTGGATACTCAAGACGAGGAAAAAGCTAATGCTTTTATGTTTCAATTCATCACTCCTGTAAATGACGCACCATCTTTTGAGGAAATATCCAAACAAATGTTTATTCCTCATTGGCGTAAGTTCCGAGAAATGATAGAAACAGAACTCGGTGTCAAGTAAAGTAATAAAAGTTCAGAAAATACCAAGAAAAGAAGCTAACATTGATGATTTGTTGGCTTCTTTTTGTTACCATTATCCACAGTACAAATTTAATGAAGCAAGGCAACTTCCGTACAAAAGATTAATTCAAATGTTAAAAATAGCAGAAAAGGAAAAAGCAAGAACATTGTTTGTACTGTGTAAAGGTATGGCTTTAACTAATGCTAAACCTAAAGCCATGAAGTCATTTTTAGATGATTTAAGAAAGGTCATAGATGGCTAATGGCGGTTCAATTACATGGATATTAGACATTGACGATAAGAACTTTAGTGAGGGACTCTCTAGGGCTAGTAAAAAGGTTGAGGGCTTTTCACGTTCTGTAGGCGGTTCATTACAAAGTGCTACTGATTCGGCAGTTCATTTCGGAAAAATACTAGCTGGTATAGGTGCGGTTGGTGCTACTGCGTTTGGTGCTTTAGCTGTCAAGGGAGTTAAGTTTGCAGGTGATTTAGAGTCGGCAGAACAGGGCTTTGTCGCATTATTAGGTTCTGCAAAAAAAGCCGAGGCGGTCATTGCTAGAGTTAAAAAAGAAGCAGCTGCTACACCATTTGAATTGCCCGGTCTTGTTGAGGGTACACAGGCACTAGCAGCCATAACTAAAGATGGCGATAAGGCTGTTGATATACTACTTGATGTTGGTAAAGCCATTGCCACAAGTGGTAAAGGTCAGGCTGAAATGAACAGCGTTATTGCTAATTTACAGCAGGTGGCTTCTACTGGTGTGGTTAGTGAAATGGATATAAGGCAATTTCAAAGGGCAATTCCTCTTTTTAATGACATTTTAAAAGCGTCTAATTTAACAACCGAAGAACTAAAAGGTTCAGCAAATGCAGCCGATTTGTTGTTTGGTGCTTTTGAAAAAGCAGGTGCTAAGGGTGGTTTAACTGCAATGGGTTTTACCGCACAGGCTGGTACATTTAATCAGGTAATGTCTAATTTATCAGACACGATAGGGATTACCTTGTCCGATTTTGTAAAAGCGTCTGGAATATTTGACCTATTTAAGGGTGTGGTAACTAAAGCCACAGGTGCTATATCGGGATTTGGTCGTAAGTTCTCAATGATTATTGGGCTTATAAGGTCTGGTATTCAGGGTGATTTGACAGGCAGATTTTTAAGAGATTTTGGATTAAATGAAGATGACGCCATCGTTGCTAAATGGTTTAGATTCGGTAAGGTTATACGCAATGTTTTTGAAAGTATAAAGGGCATATTTCAAGGTCAGGATTTAAAAGCCGAACTTACTGAGGCATTTTCATTTTTTACAGGTGATAATTTTGCACAGGCAGGTCTAATAGCAAATATAGTTATTGGTTTGGTGAACGCTTTTCGTTCATTATCAGAATGGATTATTGAAAACAAAGAAACGGTTATTGCTTTTCTTAAGGGTGTCGCTGTTGCTTTGACCGCATTGCTGATAATAGGCACTATCGCTGGTTTGGTTAATATGTTAGCCAACCCACTTGTTTTAATTTCAGCACTTGTTGGCCTTTTGTTTGTTGCATGGCAAAAGAACTTTTTGGGTATTCAAGATATTACTAGGGACGTTGTTAAAGCCATAACTGAATTCTGGGCAAAACATAAAGAAGATATCATGTATATAATAAACGGCATAAAAGAAATTATTCTTTGGTTTTTTGAACAATTAAAGGCGTTTTGGAAACTCTATGGCGACAATATAATGGCTGTGGCTAGGGCGATGTGGGAATTCATAAAATCATACTTTAAGAACAGCATAGATATATTAATAGGCATAATTAAATTCTTTGTTGCTGTGTTTAAGGGTGACTGGCAAGGTGCTTGGGACGCTGTTAAATCAATAGTACAGGCATCCTTCAACATAATTAAATCCTACTTTTCAATGTTAGGTGCTATCGCTACTGAAGGTGTAAAAGCGGTTTATGATACTGCTGTATATTGGATAGGCAAGGCCTGGAATTATGTCAAGGAAGTTGCCGAGAAAATCAGAAGTGCTATATCAAACGCATTTAATGTGAAAAAAAGAAACTCACCATCAATATTGGATAGACTTAGCATTTTAAAAGACGCTGTATCAAGTACTTTAGAGAGTATTCAAGTCCCTACATACAGTTCACAAATTAGCTCTAATTTGGGTGGTATGACTGACCGCTTGGCTTACGCTGGTTCGACCCCTAATTTTACCGTTAATATAGGCACTTATGCAGGTACAGACATGGAAAAAAGAGAATTAGCAAGACAAATATTTGAAGCATATGATGATTATGCAAAGGGAAGGGGATTAACAATATGAGTTGCGTACTAAGATTTGTTTGCAATGACTTAGATATAACAATAGACCACCCTATTAATTATTCAAGAAAGGAAGTGGTCGCTAGAACTGTTGACGAGACATTAAATGCTACCTCGTGGAGTGATGTTACTGGTAGGAAGTATGTTTATAAAATGTCATGGGGCGGTTTGAGTAAAACACAGTACGAAGATATACAAGAGTTGTTTTTAGAGCATTTAGATAGCGAAACCCCTGTTTCTTTATACTTTGAAAGATACGATAGTTCTAATGGTGTTTTATGTAATATGGAACTTGGAGAAATGAAGCCTAAAGGATTTCAAGATAGTTATTATGTTGAGTTTGATATTGAGTTAACAGAAATAAATAACAGATGATAGATGTAACTGGAACTTTTATAACAAACGCCACTAAGAAAAATAGAACGCCCCAGTATGAAATCTTAATAGACTGGCAACTTGATGGAACTACGCAAGACGAAAGTCATTTGGTTAAACTTATTGAGATTGAACGCAACCTTAGTGAGCCTTTGGGCGGTGTTGTGTTGGCACAAGCCAATGTATCTTTTATTAATTTTAAAGGTAAATTTACGGCTAGACCTGAGAATGTTTTTGTCTCATGAAAACTGAATTATTAAAAAATATTTTTGATAAAAACTTTACTGGATTTACTGATTCGGTATTAGATAGTACTGCTGAAATTAATAATTCAAGACTTGAATTTAAATTAAACTCTAGTATTAGTGGTGGTGTTGAAAGTTTGGATAATGAACAGCCTTTAGGCACTTCAAGTTTTGGTTCTGGTGAATACTCTATCATAAGATATAGGGGACAGGTTTTCACTGCTACCCTTACCGGTACTTTAAGCAAGATAGGTTTCGCAAGAAATAAAGGCGTTACTGATTTAAAGGTGTATTTTGATACTGTTGATGGTAGTAATTTACCTGCACATTCGGTTGGTTCTGAACTTTACTCTTTTACTATTCCCCATGCTGATGTGGTTGATGAATACGGTGAGTATGAATTACCAGTTCCTTTAGCTGTTACTTCTGGTACGAAATATTGTTTCTATATTGCACCTTGGAATATTTCTACTAATAGTTATGCTGATGGTTATCAAGATTTAAGAGGACTTTCGTCAGTTAGTGGGGGTGTTACTGAAATAACTAATAATAACGGCTCTTGGACTGCTGAAAGTCTTACGCTTCAATATAAAACATATATTACTCAAAGTTCGGTTGTTGAGAATTACGCTAAAATTACAAGTGATGTTGTCTACGATTTAACTAATAGTTATGCTAGGGTAAATATAGTCCAAACCCCGTTTTCTAATTCTGCTGTTTCTGCTTATATGCGTTTATTTGAAAGTACTGGTGTAGGAGAGTTCAGGTTTTATTATAAAGGTGGATTACTCTATGCACGATATAAAAATGCTTCTGGGGTCACTACAGAGCTTGGAAACGTACCGTTTGATAGGGGTGCATATAAATACCTGCAAATTAGACATGACGGCACCAATATTAATTTTGATGTATCGCAAGATTTAATTGAATGGTCTACTTTATTTGTAACTACTCATAACCTAGATTTGACTGATTTAAAAATTGAAATAGGAATTGAGCTTACAGAAGAAGAAACAAATTTTAATGTAGTTGCTTTTTCTAATTTTAATAGCATTGCTCCTGTAATTTTACCTAATAGAAAGTTTAATATAAAAACAGGATTTGAGGGAGAGTTAATAGACAAATTTAACGGTGTTGCTGAATATCCAGATAGTACAATAAAGGAAACTAAATTTCATATTTACGATGCCCTAGAAGCTATAGGAGAATTTAAGTTATCTGCTGGTGGACTTGCGGAAGATGTCAGAACCGATGTCTATATTCAAGGGATACTTGATGAAGTATATGCAGATTATTATTTGCCGATAGTTACTGGTGAGGTTGCAGAAACATGGACCGATGATGGTTCTGGGGCTGACGGAGCCACTTTTACTGATGACACTTCTAACTTTAAATACGGAGCTAGTGCTAGAAAAATTAATGTAGATAATGGTACAGCTTTAACGGAAATTGCTGTCACCAAAGATTTATCAAACTATGATGCAATAACTTTTGATATTTGGGTTGAGGATATTTCTACTTTAGACGAGGTAATTATTAGATTATATGATGGCGCTCATTATTATTCGTACACACCTACTTTGGTTTCTAACTGGAACTCATTTAAAGTTTTAATTGATGACTTTACAGTATCAGGAACTCCCGATATAACATCTATTGATAAAGTTGAAGTTGAGGTTACAAGCGTTGCAAGTGAAATTGCTGAAATTAATATTGATGAAATTCGTGCAGTTGTGAATAAGGACTATCCTCAAAGGATATTTGATAGCGGTTTAAGTGTCATTCCTGTTGTATGGTGGGGTGGTAATACTGCCCTTTATGAAATAAAAACAGCCACAGAAGCGGAGGGTGCTAGATTTTTTGCTGACGAACAAGGGAGACTAATTTTTCAAAACAGACAGCATTTTAATACTAACGATGAATATAAAAGCTCAAGATATGGATTTGATTTTGATAATTCCAAAGACTTGCTTTATACAGGAAAGGTGTCGGAAATTATCAATAAGGTTACTATAGTGCTAAAGCCAAGGCGTGTTCAATCTTCACAGGTTGTTTGGTCTTATTTTGATGTTCCTAAGCAGATTGATGCAGGAGCTACTTTAATAGTTTGGGCCAACTTTGATGACCCTGTTTTTAATGTTGTTACTCCTGTTTCTACTACTGATTATACTGGAAATTCTAACTCCGATGGTTCTGGTGCTGATAGAACTTCTGACATTAGTATTACTATAACTAAATTTGACACCGCATCTAAGTTGGAGATTGAAAATACATCAGGCTCGTCGCTTTATTTAACTAAAATGCAGATTAGGGGCGAACCAGCTGTTGAACAATCAAGTGTTTTGATTGAAGCTGAAGATAGTATAAGTATATCAAGATACGGTGTTCAACCTACAGGTGGTTTAACCATTGAAAATAAATATGCAGTAGATGAGGAATATTCACAGTCTCTAGCTGATTTGCTTGTAGACCAATACGGAACGCCTAACTCAAAGGTCATTATTAAAGGCAGGGCTGTACCTCATTTGCAGTTGGGGGACATGGTATCAGTTAACAACTCATATTTAGGTGAAACTTACATAATGCGAATTATACAAATTAAAGAGCAGTTTTCTCAGGGTGCTTACAATGCTGAATATAATTTAAGACATGTAACTAATTTTGAAACTTTAGAATTTTTTACAATTGGCACTTCTTCCATTGAGGGAACTGACGTTATATCATTTTAACATGTACTATAAATTTGTTTGGGATAAAAATAAACGAAAATGGCACGATAAGGTTTTGCAGGTCAATGATGTAACAGGGTTACACTATCTTGTAAAAGAGCTTGATGAACCTGTTTTGGAAATTTATGTTGACGATATAGAAGATTTTACTTCATACTATTGTGAGTATAAGGAAACTTGTTTAGCTGTTAGAGGTAGACCGCAAGGACTTTTAGGAGTTCAAACTTGGACTACTGATACAAGGTTAAGTGAACATGCTAAAGACGCGCCTTTGAGATTGAAATATCCAAATGCCCCTATTACTAACGATTTAGAAGCATATTGGGGCGGTGCGGAGAGTTTATATAATTTAGAGGAATTAAACTGATGGCTTTTGTTGCAAACTGGAATGTGTACGCTGGGGAAGTTCCCTCGGCTTCAAAATGGAATCAAATTGGCGAAAGCCTTGACTGGCTGGAAGCTAATATTCTTCCTGTTGGTGGGATTATTTTATGGTCTGGCTCTGTTGCATCTATACCTAGTGGGTTTGTTTTGTGTAATGGAGCTAATGGAACGCCAGATTTAAGGAATAGGTTTGTTGTAGGTGCTGGTAGTTCTTATGCTGTAGGTGCTACTGGCGGTGCTGATGCCGTAACATTGGCCACAAATGAAATGCCTAGCCACAGTCATGGTGGTAATACAGCTTACTCTGGTAGTATCTTTGAAACTTCCACAGGCGATACCGAGGGGAGCAATTACGCAAAAGGTATTTTAAATGCCGACAATTTAACTGGTAAAGCTAGTCATAGGCACACAATATCTGCCGAAGGCGGTGGAGCTGCACACGAAAACCGACCTCCTTATTATGCACTTGCATATATTATGAGAGTTAGTTAGGTTTATGGATATGGAACTATTTTTAACAAGCATATCAAACTTCGGATTTCCCATAGTGGTTGCTGGTTACTTGTTACTTAGGACAGAGAGAAGATTAGAGGCTTTGGAAAATACAATACTTGGTTTAAAAAACAGTATTGACACCTTAAATGGTGAGTTAATTAGAAAAAGGAAGTGAAGTGGAAACTATATTAGCGTTTATTAATTATACGACCAATGTTCCGTATTTTTGGGCTTCAATGGGTATGGTATTAGCTATAGGTATGTTTGTGGGTGCTTTGCTTTATAAAGGGAAGACTAATGAACTTGTTAAGGTTTTATTCGCAGTTGGTTCTTATGCAACCATGATTCTGTGGTTTAATACCTCACGCATTTATTTTCTGTATGGAATTAATAACGATTTAACGGTCAGGATTCGGGCTTTTGCTGGGTCTTTCACAGTATTATTTTTAAGTCTATTTTGGCTTTTAGGCATAATTTCAGGTGCTGTTATTATAAGGATTAGCAAACATTGACGAATATGGTAATATGTAAGCAATGTATCTAGTGTTGTTCAAGCCACAACAAGGCGAGAAATTTACCGCATACTCATTCGTTGAAAAAGAAGTTTTAAATACTATCCCTAAAGACATTATCAAACTTAAAAAACTGCTTCCCTTGACAGAAGTTCCTAACAAGGTAGAGGCTAGAATTTTAGTGGAGAAATATGATAAAGGATAGAACTCATCAATTCTTAACTGTGGGTAGGTCTTGGTATCAAAGAGACCCTAAAACTATTACTAAAATAACTGTACATCACACCGCAGGAACTACTGACGGTAGCGAAGACTTCATTTTAAATTCTGTAAGAAATACTCATGCAAACACTAATGGGTGGCCTGGTATTTCGTATCACTTTTTCTACATACCTAAAAGATTTAAAGGTCATTCTGGTAAGGTAATTAAATTAAACAATGTTGAAGATGTTACTTGGCATGACGCTGTAAATTGGGATAGCATTGGATTTTGTATTCATGGTTATTACCACCCTGACATTAATCAGACTTTAACTGATGAGGACTTTGCTATCATTAAAGAATTTTTAGATTATTTATGTACTGAAAATCCGCAATTTCCCGCAAGTGAAGCAGATGTTTACGGACACAGAGAACGACAGCAAACAGCCTGTCCTGGCGATTTTCTATTTCCTTATGTCAAGGAATACAGAGTTAACGAGGGTAATGTTGATTGGGGTTCAGACTCCTGCATTTCATTAGAAGATGATTTACCTGCTGAAATTGAGGATAAGTTTAAACTAAAAGAAAAAGCGTGGTATTCAAAATACTGGACTTTAGAGCAATTCATACAGGACAGTATTAAGGCTCACGACCAAATCACTACACTTGAAAAATCTGTATCAGATAAGAAAAAGGAAATAACTCAACTGAATTCTTTGATTAATTCTTTAAGCTCCGAAAAAAACAATCTTCAAATAACATTAACAGCACTACAAAAAATGCATGGTGATTTAACTATTCAATACGATGACACCAAACAAGAATTGGTAATTGCTAGGTCTGACCTAGAGATTGAAAAAACAGAGCATGGAAAACTAAAAACACTTTATGAAACAGCGTTGCAGAGAGTTGAGGAATACAAAGACCTTAACATTGAATTAAGTCTTGATAATGAAAGATTAAAAGCACAAAAATTTACTATAACCGAGAGCTTAAACTTTTTAATTTCTGCAATTAAAGGGGGTGGAACTCAATGATTAATTCGCCTTTACTTGGTATCTTTTTACCACCTATTATTGACCTTATTAACAAGCGTATCACTAATCAAAAAGTGCGTTTCTTAGTATCAGCACTTCTTTGTATAGCACTTGGAGCTTTATTAACTTTTGAAGAACTGAAAATCGGAAACACCGAGGAACTTATTAATTCTTCATTAATAATCTTCGCTTCGGCTCAATCGGTCTATCACTTGTTTTGGAAAACTTCCGAACTTAGACAGACTGTACTCAAATGAAAGTCCTGTTCCTACTGCTCCTATCTATTGACTGATGGGTAATGCTGTTGGCTACAAAAGACGGAGTGGTTGCGGGACTTACAATGACTTCTAAGCGAGTCAATTCCTCGGATTATACAATATACCTTTTCAGCATATAAATTGATTCTAGGGCATTGTAGGCTCTGCAAATGACTATTTACAACCTCATCTACACTAACTACCATTAAGAAATGAGAGAAAATCCCAAATATCGGGAATAGAAAAACAGGCACCTAGGTCGGGTGTCTTTTTTTATGCACTTTAACAACTAAAGAGGTGAGGACATGGCTTTTGATGAGGGGCAACGTAGAGTAATCTTCTCAAGGGCCAATGCCCAATGCGAAGAATGTGGGAAAAAGTGGAGCGATGGTTACATGTTGGAGTGTGACCATATCGTACCCCTGTCCATGGGTGGTGAAAATCACACCGATAATGGACAGCTACTTTGCAGACGGTGCCATGCCAGAAAGCACATGCTTCTTGCAAAAGAGGCTAAAAGGCAGGGCAATATGAAGGCTTACCACGATAACGATAGGGCAGCCAGATTGGTTGGTCGTAAGGGGGACATGCGCCATGGCTACTAAGCAGGTAGAGGTCAAATTGTTGGTGTCCAAATGGCTTAGGGAGATAACCAAGGACATCAATAAATACATTGAACAAGGCTGGGTCTTGCAAGGGGCAGTAACGCCAGTCATAAAAGATGGAGTTACTAGCTTTGTCGCTACTATGGTGAGGTACGAATGACCGCAACTGTAACAGGCAAAACCATGCAGGAATGTCTGGACAGAGTGGCAATGCTTCAACGCTTTGGGTGGGCTATTGAAAAGCCGATTCATTGCGTCAACGGAGAGTGGCGAGTTGTCCTTTATCTACATGTTTGAGTGCAAAACCCACTTGTTGCGTATCCTATATGGGGCGTGATTGGTGGGTTTTTCTTCCCTTTAAAGGTTAGTTACATGTAGCTACACTCGATTGTGATATAATAAATGTGGTTTTTCTTTTGTCAACTTCTTTCGGGAAAACCTACAAAACTTAATAGTTGGCTATCGTGGGCAGGGATAGCCAAACGCAAACTCCTCTAGCAATAGGGGAGTTTTTAACCTATTTACAATATTTTTAGACATGTTATTATATATAAAATGCACAGTTGCCCATCAACTTTTAAAAAATTAAATAACAGTAACCCACCAATAAGCGGAGTGCAACTGTGCAGTTCTACTCTTTCCTTTGTTGGTGGGTTTTTGTTATGTAGGAGCTTTTAATGTATATAGATGAATTGCAGAAAATATCCTCAATAATTGAGTCTGAAAATACTGCAAGAGGGGAAAAATATAAGATTAACTTGCTGGTAAATTTGGCCGACTATTTTTTAGATGACCACAATTTGATGGAGTTAATTATTGATTTAGAGGAACTGTTAAAAAATAAAAAAGAGAGCAAAAGGTTGTTACAAGGCGGTAAAAATGGAAGAAACTAAAAACAGCTGGTGTTTAATACCGCCCATGATTTGGGAAGATGAAAACTTAAATCTAACCGAAAAATGCCTTCTTGGTCGCATAAATGCACTGCAGGAAAAGACAGGCGCTTGTTTTGCTAGTAACGAGTACTTAGGTAGACAATTAGGTAAACACCAAAACCATATCAGTAGATTGCTTACTAAACTAAAGAGAAAAGGATATATCGAGGTTGTAATAGAGCGAAATGAAAGGCGTGAAATTACACATAGAAGTTTATACCTATTAACACCAATGTTAATACCTATAAACACTAATGTTAATACCCCTATAAACACTAATGTTAAAGATAGAATAGATATATTAGATAAGAATATAGATAATAATAATGGTAGTTCTGAAGAACTACCCCCTACCTCTAAAAATTCAAACTATAAAACGGAGTACGGACAAAAATATATAGACGCCTTTAACAGGTTTTTTAATTCAAATTATAGATTGACCCCTAAGAGAATTACCAAATTAAAGGCTAGGTTCAAAACCTATACGGCTGATGAAATTGCACAGGCTTTAATCAATTTGTCTGAATCTAAATTTCATCAGGGCGATAACGATAGGGGGTGGAAAGCTGACCCCGATTTTTTAATAGAAAATGATGAGAGAATAGATATTTGGTTAAACAAAGGAGTGAAATTAAATGCTTGAACAATATTTAGAAGCTGTAAAATCTTCAGAGTTTCCAAATGCTGAATTTGATAGGGAAATTAGTTTGCAAACAAGGACAAAAACTTTAACGGTTGGAGGAAATGAAATAGACAAGTACAGGGTAAGTATTGGTGATAGAAGAAACTCAAAACATGGGGAAAAAGACGGACATACCATAACGCATTATGTTGTTAGTGGTTTAAAAAGATTTGGTCCTTATTCGGTGGATTATTTTAAAGACGTTTGCAGAAAATGCAGTTATGAGAAAAGAGGTGTTGTCGTATTCGACAATATAGAAAATGAATGTTACGTGCATGAGTACTCCACTTGGTTTGGCGATGTTAAGGATTTAGAGAAAAAATTAGTATTTTAATTTAGTTGAAAGGATAAAATGGATTTACAGTCTGAAAATTATAATCATCTGGTAGAAGAATTGAACGCTATTCTTGTAGAGGGTGTTTACAATTCAAATTTAACTTTATTGGAAACGTATCATCACTTTGGTTCGGTGTTGGCTCAACATGAACGTACCTATGGTGATGGTTTTACTAAAAGAGTGAGCAAGGATTTGGGAAAATCTCAAAGTACGGTTCAAAAATGTATTCGCTTTGCAACGCTTTATCCTGATATTCAAACTTTGTTAGACCAGTACGATAAGACTTTGACTTGGCGTAGGGTAGCCAACGAGATTTTAATTGAAAAAAAGGAAGAACCTAAATTAATCTCCGAACCAGTACAGGACGTTGCTAGTTGTATAAGGGCAAATTTAAAATTTCTTATTGAAACTGCTGAAGTTAAATCAGATGGGGTGCATCTTTTCCTGCCAAAAGATATGTGCGATTTACCTATTGACAATAATTGAAATATGGTTTATATTGAATTTAATAATTATTTGAAAGGTTCTACAAATGCAAACACAAAAACAATTAATTTCCTCAATAAACAGGCAAACTCGCCGACTGGACAGGTTTAATCAACACTCACAAACTAAATTGACGTTACGCTGTGAGAGTTGCGGTGGGTTGCTTAATAATCATAAAGAGGCTTTATCAATAAATGATTGTGGCTTTTGTCCTGATTGTATTAAGGCAATAGCTTTGGACCATGTTCAATTAGAGGTTCAAGAGTATTATGTTTCAGAATACGGAACGGAGTTACACAATGACTAAAATAGAACTACATACACAAGATGAACTAGATTTAAATGAATTTAGTAATAAATACCAAATGGATATTGAGGATTTTGTTTATCAACAATTAATAGAAAAAGGTTTATCCGAAGAAGAAGCTGAAAAAGCAGTATTCAAAATGAAAGCTAAGTTTTACGTTGATGTAGTAATTGAGGTTGAAGTTCCTGAAAGCGAGGAATAATGGGCGATTATACAAACGTATTAAATCTAATTGATGAATTTATTAAAAATTTGGAGTCAGAAGAATTTGATTTGGAACTAAGGCTTCATACAAGGTATACAAGCGAGGATATCCAAACAATGGTATTAACAGCAAATGTTCTTAGAAATTTAGTCAACGCGGAAATGATAAAGGAAATGGCTCAAATAGGCGCAGAAATGGAGAAAAATGCAAAATATTAAAAAGTTAAATATATCAACTCTAAATAAACCTGCTACATGGACTTTTGTCGGTGGCTGGAATGTATCTTTAGATGAAATGGAAAAGCGTAAGGCATGGGAACACGATTATTTGTGGGCTTCGCAATTAGGTAGTTCTTTGGTTGATATTTACCTTAATCTAATGGGTGTTGAGCCTAGTAATGCTTTTGATAATAGAGCTAAAAGAAAATTTGATGCTGGTGTTATGTGGGAATGGATAGCTACCTTAGTCGCTAAACGAGCCGGTATTTATCTATCCAGTCAAGATAAGGTTGAGTATCAAGCCGATGGTGGTTTAAAAGTAACCGGCAAGTTGGATTTAAAAATTGGCGGTCAACGTAATACTGAAATGATAAGGGATATGCAGGGTGCTTTAAAGATTATTGAATTCCCTGATGTATTTGTCAAAGCTATGGAAACGGTAGAGAAACAAATGAACTTTGATACTGTATTACCTGAACGAGTAATTGAGGTGAAAAGTTCTAGTGCTTTTATGTATGACGCGCAGTATAAATTTGGTGTACCTGCTGAAAACCATGCTTTGCAGTGCCTACATTATCTTTTAAGCACAGGAATTGACGAGGGTGCTGTTTTATATATATCAAAAGATGACGCTAGAATGACAGAGATACCCATTTGGCGAAATGATGAACTTCTTAATGCTAAATATTTGGAAGTAGTTACTCTGGCTAAAAGATATTACGACAAAAAAGAACAACCACCACTTGAACCGCTAATTATATTCGATGAAAGTAAGGGTAAATTCACAGATAATTGGAATATAAAATATTCTTCTTACCTGACTTACTTATATGGATTTGAACATGAAAGTGCATATCAAGATGAGTTTAAATCAAAGGTGAGTTCGTGGAATAGGGTTGTTGGCAGAATAAAGCGTGGCGATAAGATGACCGCTAGTAACCTTGCATATATTGAAGAAATAAAAGCTCAATTCCCTAATTGGGAAGAAATAGTAAATAATTTTAAACCCGAAGAGTCGGGGGAAAGTGAAGTCAATGAATAAACATGGTTTATCAGATGATTGGGAAGAAATGGGTAAAAACCCCATTTGGGAACTTGACGATACAAAAGTAGGCGAAAAGTTCTTTGGTGTATATTTAGCCAAAGAGGAAAATTTAGGACCTAATAGTTCTACACTTTATAACTTTATACGTTATGAAGATGAGAGATTTCAAAAACGTATAGGCGGGTATTCAATATGGGGAACTTCCTTGCTGGATACAAGATTTAAAAATTTTGTTCGAGGTGAGCAGGTTGCTATAG